CCGATTACCCGCAGATGCGTGCGGACGAACTGGACCGGCTGAACGGTCTCGGTGAAGCGGATACGCTGCCGATGAAGGAAGACGATACAGTGAATCCTGCATCACCGGAAGGCGTAACGGCCCAGGCGGAAGCTGAAGGTTCATCCTCCGGTGGCGGAGGCGGAAGCCGAAAGGAAGGCCAGTGGGCGATCTGCCCGGTATGCGGAAAGAAGTTCCTCAAGCAGGAAAGCAATCAGATCTATGATTCCATTGCCTGCTCCAATAAAGCCAGGCGCGGGAACGGTATCGGGTACAGGTGATGGGCGTGAGTAATGTGAACGTCTACAGCGCCTGCGACAAGGCCATCCAGGCTATGAACCGGGAGAACCTTGAGGCATTTACAAGGCTGAAGGGACTGGATTTTGACCGGCTGAACATCATCCAGGAAGTGAAGGCTGTTTATGACCAGTCGGTCATGCGGGCCAGGAAACGGTACTATGAGGTCGGGTTTGAAGCGTACTTGCTGGCAATGGCCATGTGCGAGGTGGATCCGCAGAAAGCACAGATGATGGCGGAAATGGCCATCACGGAAGGCTGGGTTGGCGCTATCCTTACCGAACCGGACTTCATGACATTGTATCGGTTCGATACGGAAGCGGATCGGAAGGCGTACAAACTGGCAGAAGCACTGGAGATTGCACCGGACCGGTCACGGCAGATCGATCAAGCATTGAAGGCATGGAGCCAGCAGGTCGGACAGTATGCGATCAATGTGACGGATTACGCCGTGGTAGACGCTTTCCTGGATGCAGGCGTGAAAGAGATTGTGTGGGATAGTGAGAAAGATCAGCGTGTATGCCATGCATGTTATGCGCTGGACGGAAAGAAGTACAGTATTGACAACATCCCGCGAAAACCTCATCCAGGCTGCAGGTGCAGGATTTACCCGGTAATTGATTAAGGTTTCAGCGGCAATGCCGTTTGAAATAAACGTCAGAGAAGACGTATAAAACGCAAACGCAGAGAGAACTGCGATATCAAACGCGAAATAAAGATTTGTGCAGAGAAGCACGTAGAAAAAACGCAAAGGAGAAATTGAATATGGTACGCAATCGTAATGGTTTCTGGATGAGTCCGAAGTTCTTTATGAGTCCGGACGACGGTGGATCCGGCGGAGCGGAAGGAAGTCCTTCCGGTGCTGATAATGGTGCCGGCAGCGAAGCAAATCCGCCTGCAGGTGGAGACGGCGACAAAGGCGGAGAACAGGACTCCGAGGCGCTGCTGGCTCAGATTGAGCAGCTGAAGGCCGATATGGCCAAACAGAAGGAAGCGCTGGATGCTGCAACGAGTGAAGCGGGAAAGTACCGCAAGGAACTCCGGGCCAAACAGACCCAGGCAGAGATTGACGAGGCAAACAAAAAGGAAGCACAGGAGCAGCGTGACAGGGAGTTCGCTGAACTTCAGAAAAAAGTTGCCCGTGCGGAAGGTACCAAGAATGTTATGTCTCGTCTGAATGTGGACGAGGATACGGCCGGCAAGATTGCCGAATGCCTTGTCGGATGCGAGGATTCCAATAATGCCCTGCTGCTGATCCAGAAAGCATGGGATGCGCGTGAAAAGGCACTTCGCCTGGAGTTCGGGAAGATCCCCGGACCAGGAGCCGGTGGAGGCAACGAGGAAGACGCGGCGGAAAAGGCTGCGCTTGAAACAGCGAAACGGTTCGGAAAGCAGAAGGCGGATGCCGATAAGTCCGTTAAGGACGGACTGAATAGGTACATGCGGTAAAAGCTGGAAGGTTCGGCCCGGAAGGCTTGAACCGATGGACAATATTAAACTCTTTTGAAAGGAGAGAAAACGTATGAAGTTTAGTGGTACTACTGTTGGCGGCGGCGTTGAAATCCTTGCCAGCAAAGATTACCAGGCGATCCCGATCAAGGTAGCGACTCCCGGAAGTGGCACGGTTGTTAAGGCCGGTACGCCTCTGAACGCGGATGGTGAAAGCACGACCGGTTCCGGTGCCAAGGGCATTCTGCTGTATGATGTGGATACTGCGGAAAATCCCAACGGCTCCATGGTTGTGATCGGCATCATCAACGCCAAGGTCGCCCAGGAACACAGTGGCGTGTCCTACGTGGACGCTCTGTATGCCGCGCTGCCGGCCGTTATCTTCCGTGATAACATCGGCGTGAACGGAGCGACCGGATCTACCGGATCTACCGGATCTACCGGAGGTACCTAATCACATCTGTGACGACATGAAGGTGGAGGATATTCCATGAAAATCTTAATTGCCGTTCCGACCTATGAGACGATTTTCCCGGATACCTATAGGAGCATCTGGGAACTGGACAAATGCGGGCATGAAATCCAGTTTGAGTATGTGCGCGGATACGATGTGGCAACCGCACGGAACAACATTGCACAGTGTGCGCTGGACTGTGGCGCGGATTATGTGCTGATGGTGGACAACGATGTGGTTCTGCCGAAGGACGCGCTGAAACTGCTGCTGGAGGATCCCGTAGACGTATGCATCGGGTATTACGCCCACAGAGGTAACGACAACCTTTATCACGGGCGGACCTGTGCATGTAAACTCTTGCAGGAGGACGGCACGGAATATTACCACTTTCCGCTTGAGTCCGAGTATACGGCCGCAGAGATGCAGGAAATGAGGAAGGCCGGAATCACAAAGCTGGAAATTCACGGAGGCGGAATGGGATGCGCTCTGATTAAAACAGACGTATTCCGCCGGACAGAGTACCCCTGGTACGACTGGAAAAATTACGGTGACGCGAACCGTGGGATGCTGAGTGAAGACCTTTACTTCTGTGTTCTGTGCAAGATACACGGGATCAAGATTCATACGGATGTGAGAGTCGGATGCGGGCATATCCTGCGGCATGTGCAGTGGCCCGTCTGACAAAGTTTTTTCGGCCCATGGATATTACGAAAAGTAATACGGGCAACACAAAAACAGATGAAAGGAGATAAACACTATGAATCTTACTGAGTTCCGCAAACTGGTGGCACCGAAGATTCTTGCTGCCAACTGGACTGAGGCCCAGAGCAATAAGATTCCCTACCTGGGTGAAACCCTGTTCCCTTCCCAGCAGAAAGCTGGCCTGGATCTGAAATGGATCAAGGGAAGTAAAGGACTGCCTGTTTCTCTGATGCCCAGCGCGTTTGACGCCAAGGCGACGTTCCGCAGCCGGCCCGGCATGAAGCTGCTTGAGACTGAAATGCCTTTCTTCCGGGAGGGTTTCAAGATCAAGGAAAAAGATCGCCAGGAGATCCTGCGTATCCAGGAAAAGAACGATCCCTACATGAATGATGCGCTGAACCGCATCTTCGATGATGCTGCCAACCTGCTGGAAGGCGCGCTGGTCGTCCCGGAACGGATGATCATGCAGCTGCTGTTCCCGGAAAACGGTGACATGGGCATTACCATCGAGGCCAATGGTGTTTCCTACACCTATGACTATGACCCCGGTGATGCCTGGAAGACCACGAATTACTTCACGGTTGCCAGCGACTACACCTGGGATAAACCCAATGCCGCTGATCCTCTGACGGACATCCAGACTGCCCAGGATGCCATTAAGGCCCAGGGTGGTGAAGGCACCATCATTGCGATGAACAACACGACCTTCAAGCTGTTCCGCAGCATCAAGGCCATCAAGGACCTGTTCCTGTCCACCAGCGGCATCGCGCTCGGTTATCTGACGGATGCGCAGATCAGCGCCGTGCTGAAGGATGCTCTGAACCTGGACGGCATCATCGTGTACGACAAGCAGTACAAGGATGAGGACGAAGTGACGCACAAGTTCGTCCCGGACTACTACGTCGCGGTCCTGCCTGCCGGCCAGCTGGGTACGACCTGGCGCGGCACCACGCCGGAAGAGGCAGATCTGATGGGAAGCGGCAAGGCGGACGTGGCCGTTGTGAACAACGGTATCGCGATCACTCAGATCCTGGATGAACATCCTGTGAATCTGAACACCTTCGCTTCTGAAATCGTCCTGCCCAGTTTTGAGCGGGCGAACGAGGTCGCTCTGATTAAGGTGAAGTAATCCTGTACCCGGTGGTAGTGAGTCTGCTGCCACCGGGAGACCCACAGAAAGGGGATACGACCATGCTGGTGAAAGCCAAATGGAACGTGAAAGACGCGGCAGGCTGGCATAAGGCCGGCGAAGTGTTTGAAACTTCTGACAATCTCGGCGAAGCGGTTATCCTGGTTGGAGAACCGCGGAAGCCTGTGATTAAAGAACCGAAGGATGTTCCCGCAGAGGAACCCGAAGCGGAACCTGTGAAGGAACCAGAAGCGGAACCTGTGGAGGAACAGCCGGTAAGGTCCAGGACGAGGCGTAAAACAACGACGAAGTAAAGGGGGGTGGACAGAATGACGGAAGAACGGAAAATTGTGATGCTCCGATCCATGATGGATGGTGACGACACAAGTGACGACATTCTGTCCGTATTCCTTGAAACGGCCGGGCAGAAGATTCTGAACCGGATGTATCCGTATAAGGAAGACTACACTGGTCTTAGCGTTCCGGATAAGTACGCAATGACTCAGATTCAAATTGCGTGTTACCTGCTGAATAAACGCGGTGCGGAAGGTGAAATCCAGCATATCGAAAATGGGATCCATAGGAACTACGGATCTTCTGATATCCCGGACGTAATGCTGAAGGACATTATTCCGTTTTGCAGCGTTCTTTCATAAGGTGGTGAGCAAATGCGTCTTCTGAAAAGGAACACCACGGAGTTTGAGTATCTTTCGCTGTGCGACGATGAGACCGATTTGAATGATGACGGTGAACATACTGGGTACTTCAAACCAACGTATGAGAAACCTGTTCCTTATGTGGGGAATATTTCAAGTCCGAATGGCCAGTCACATCATGTGTTCTTTGGAATCGCAAGCCAATATACACATACGCTGATTATGGATGACCCGAAAGTGGACATCAAAGAAGGCGGACTTGTTCGTCACAACGGGAATGTGTATGAAGTCAAAGCGGTCCGGCCAAGCATTAATGTGATGAACATCGCGTTGAAAGAAATGCTGAATCCTCCGGAAATCCAATATGCACCGGTTGAGGAGGAAGACACGCAACCAGAGGAACCCAGCCAGGAGGAAGCTGGTGACGGTGAATGAGTTATCCTATCGCAGATATCACGTTCGATTTATCTGTGGATGGTTTGGATAAGGCCATCAAGGAGGTAAATCTGATCCGCACCAAACTGAAACCTGCAATGGAGCGTCTGATCAATGAACTTGCGAAGCAGGGCGCTGTGATTGCAAAAGCACAGCTGATCATGTTTGACCGTCCGGCATACGATACTGGAATACTTTCAAGCAGTATTGTAAATATTCCGTTTGATGGAGAGGCCGGGTATGTAAAAACAGATTGCCCATATGCGATTTATGTGGAGTTCGGTACTGGACCACGCGGAGCGGGATCGCCGCATCCTCTTGGTGGCGGATATAGGGGGACCGGATGGAAATACTACAACGAACGGTATGGGCATGTGTTGTTTACTTACGGCATGGGGTCCAGACCGTTTATGTACAACACCATGCGGTCGCTTGAATCGGAAGCGGAAGCTAGAGGCGGAAGGATTGTGGCGGAATATCTTGCGTAAGGAGGCTGTACAATGATCGACTTTGAAGTAAAGATCTTCAATGATGTTCATTCTGTTGCTGCTCCTTTATGCGCAAAAAACCGTTTTGTCAGTACGCCGATCAATAGTTACGCTGACCTACCGGCCTGCTCACTGTTTGAGATGGACAGTTTTACGGTAAGAAACCGGCAAAGTTCAACGCCAAAGGAGAATTTCTCCAGGGTTACGTACCAGGTAACTGTTGCCGCAAAGGACAAGGAAAAATGCAGAAGCATTTTTAAAGTCGTTGACGAGCGGATGATCCAACTGAACTTCACAAGGATCAGCGGACAGTACATTACAGACCCGGAGAATCCGGACTTTGTGCAGTATGTTGCGAGATACGAAGCAGACATTGACCAGGTCGGTAATATCTACCGAGTATCGTAACGACAATGAACTGAATACCAAGTAGACGCATGATTGCGTGTTTGAAATGAACAACGCTTTCATGCGTTTTTACATCCCAAATTAATTGAAAGGAGAAAAAGAATATGCCTTCTGCTGTTAAAGGAATTTCCACGTACCAGACTTATCTGATGTACAGGACTACGACCAATGGTAGTTATGACAAGCTGATCGACATCACGTCCTTCCCGGATCTGATTCCGCCCAAGGACCGGCTGGAGATCACAAGCCTGTCCGACTACATGAGGACCTACATCAACGGTATCGGTGACACGTCTGAGATGCAGTTCCAGGCCAATTATACGCCCGAGAACTACACCAAGGTTGTCGCCCTGGAAGGCCATCAGTACAACTATGCTGTGTGGTTCGGCGCGTCCGGATCCGCCGGAAGCGAAGTGCCGGATGGCCACTATGGCAAGTTCTCCTGGACCGGCGACATTACTGCGGGTGTGTCCGGCGGCGGCGTGAATGAAGCGGTCGGTATGACCATCAACTGTACGCCTGCTACGGTCGTTGTGTTCAGCACGACCTAACAGACTTCGTAAGGGGAGGGGAACCTCCTCTCCCCTTACGTTTTCGGAGGAGATAAAACCATGGCAAATAAAAAGATTGTGCCTGTAGAGCAGGCGAGAAAGGAAGGCAAGCCAATGGCTGCGGAAAAAAAGGATTTCACAAAGGTTATCATTTCTGACAAGGAAGGAACCAAGTATACCCTGGAGTTCAATGCCCGCGTTGTCAAAACCATGGAACGGAAGGGTTTCAAGATCGATACCGATTATCCGTACACCATGATCGACGATCTGTTCCTGGGTGCGTTCCAGATGCACCACAAGAACATCATGCCGGACCGGGCGAAGGATATCTGGATGCAGCAGACACGCAAGGATGAACTGCTTGGGATCCTTACGAAGCTGTATCTGAAACCCCTGGAAGAACTCATGGACGATCCGGAAGGGGAAGAAGGCGAAAGCAACCCTACATGGGAGACCGTCTGACAGAACAGGCGAGTCTGACCCCATATGGGGATATATTTGATAATCTTCTTCCGGACTTTCTGGCAATGGGAATGTCTTATGACGACTACTGGGACGGGGAAGTCGGCATGAAGACGGCTGTGAAGAAAGCGTTTTTCATGAAACGTGAACACGAACACAGGATGATGGACCAGCAGAACTGGTATATCGGTCAATACATAATGGCCGCGCTGAATGCAACGCCTCTGCTGGTAGCCGGACTGAACGTGAAACGCGGAACGAAACTCCCGGATTATCCGGATAAACCGTTCCTTGAACGGATTGAAGAAGAAAAACGTGAGCAGGATCGGAAGAAGAAAGAAGAAGACCAGATGAAGCTGGCAATGGCACTGTTCCAGGCCGGAATAGAAAGGCTGAACAGGAGCATTGAAAACCGGACGGAAACGGCCGGCGCTGGCGAGTCTGGGCAGTAAGAATAACAAGCGCGTCGACAAGGAGGAAAAGACTATGGCTGAAGTAGGTGTACTGAATTTAACAATTAGAGATAATTCAGAGCAAGCGGCAGCGGGTCTTGGATCCCTTGTCGACGCGCTTAAACGTGTAAGGGGTGCTGTAAAAAACGGACTGGATATGAGCGGAGTGGCAAAAGGCATTGAGTCCTTTGGCAAGGCTGTTGACGACAGTATCCATGGTTCTACTCTCTCAAAAATTAGTCAGTTGACTGAATCTTTGAGCAAAATGAGCGGGATGGGTCCAATTCATCTCCATATTAAAGATACAGGCGTTGAAGATACTGCAAGATCTTTTTCTGGAATACAAAAGTCTTCCAGGGGTGTAAAGACAGATCTTGAAAATGTTGCGTCTGCGATTAACAAAGTAAAAAATGCAGCTGCTGGTGGTATTGGCGGACATGGCATGGCCGGTATTGCGAGAAGTTTGACCTCAGCAGCGACGAATCTTGAAAGCAACAATGTTGCTGGGACTTTTAAGAAGGTAGCGAATGCTATTGAAATGTATGTTTCCGCATATTCTAAACTGGAAATGTTGGCATTCACTCCAAATGATTTTTCCCCTGGAAAAATGATGAAAGTAAACCTTTCACAGTTTGGTGAAAATCCAACTGAAAATATAGAAGGGTTGAAAAATGTTGAAAGCACTGTTCAATCTGCAGTGTCAGAACAGGTAGAGAATTCTGTAACATCTAGCGTAATTGAGAATGTGCAGGAACAAGTGGTGGATACAGAGAATGCCGTATCTCATTTGCAAACTGTTACAGAAGATGTAAATGAAACGATCGATGATACGTTTGGTTCCGGAGCAAGCGAAAAAATAAATTCATTTTTTGGAGGGTTAAAGAAAGCGATTTCCGATATTGGATCTCCGTTGACCGGTTTGGTAAAACAGTTTGCACGGATCGCGAAGTACCGTATGCTTCGGAATGTCCTCAAACATATTTCGGCCGGATTCAAGGAAGGTATCAACAACGTATATGAATACAGCAAGGCTGTAGGCACGTCCTTTGCTCCGACAATGGACAGTCTGAAGTCTACGCTTGCACAGTTCAAGAATTCCCTTGGTGCAGCGCTTGCACCGGCCCTGGAAGCACTGATTCCGCTGCTGAACAGCATCGTGAACGCTGCGATTCCCGTCATCAATGCACTGAATCAGATCTTCTCTTTGCTGGCAGGTAAGACATCTTGGACGTCCGCAACATCCGCAACAAAATCTATTGACAATATCGGAAAGGCAGCCGGAGGAGCAAGCGACTCCATGAAGGAGATGTTGGCATCCTTCGATGAACTGAACGTTATTGCATCCCAGTCCGGCGGAGGCGGTGGATCCTCCGGGACGGACGTCACGGGAATGTTCGGAGAGGAAAATGGATTTGACAGTGGTATTGTAGATTTTGTGAACTGGCTGAATGATAACCTTGAATCCATACTGGGAATTGCAGTCGCGATTGAAACGGCATTGCTTGCGTGGAAATTCGGCAATGCTTTTATGGAAACAGTTCCCGTGCTGTCTCAACTGTTTGGTCTTATCGCAACCGGCGCGGCAATTGCCATTACGCTGCAACTGACATGGCTGCTGACAAATCAGTATCTTAATACCGGAAACGAAGGCTGGCTGATTGCTGAGATCTTTACTACAGCAGTAGGCGCTACTGCTGCTGCATCTATTGCAAAGCACTTTATCGGTGGTAATGCGGGTGCATGGGTTGCGGCTATTACGCTTACATTCTCTGCATTGACAGGCATCAAAGCTGTTTGTGACAACGCTGACGTTGGTGCGCTGAGTAAGGAAAGTCTTGTTACTCTTGTTGTAAATGCACTGAAAGTTGGCGCTGCCGCAGGAATTCTTCTGAAAACTGTTGGTAATTCCACAATGCTTGTTGCGTCCCAGGGAGCGGCCGGCGTTGCATTGATCGTGTTTGGCGCGGCAGTTGGCATAAAGGCAATCTGCGATGATAATATTGAGGTCTTCTCCCAGGAGTCCGTTGTATCTGGCATCATCAGTGCTGCATCTGTAGGCCTTGGAGTAGCCGTGCTTGGTGGTGGATGGGCCATTGCGGCAGGCGCTGCCATTGCAACATTTGCGGCATATATTGGAATTAAAGCATTGACTTCTTCCAATAAGATAACGGTTGACGATAATCTCGTCACTTTGACAGAAGCACAAGTCAAGGTATTTGTTGAAAAGAAGATGTTCTCTGTTGACCCTAATCTGATGATCGACATTGCCAAAGATAACGTGAGCATGAGCGAAAAAGCAAGGGAAAACATTGAAAGCAAGCTGAAACTACTCCTTGGCACTTTTGAAGTCGTAAATCTTGGACTTGCAACGGATAACGACTATAAAACGATCAAAGATCAGATTACCGGCAACGGCGGACTGATTGATTCTATCGTCAACTATATTAATACAGCGGAAGAAACAAGTAAGCTTGTTCTGAAGTTTACGCCTCAACTTGTCGGAGAGGATGAAGATTCGCAGGGTGCATGGTATACCGGAAACATTGCGGGATGGGAAACGGTTAAGGAATATGTAAGAGGTCTTGGTAAAGAACTTGCGGACAATATTGTTGAAGGCGAGAATGACGAACTTATTGTCAAGAGGCCGGAACGTGTTGCTGCGATTCTTGATGAGATTAATCAAATTTCAAATATTATTGCGGGAACAGACATCTCGACAGAGGCGGAGATTGATTTAAGCCTTAAACTTGAGGATCTTGATTCTTCAAGCTTCAATGCTGTCATGCAGGAATATGGAAATTATAAAGAACAGATGAGAGAAGCTGCAAGACAGATTGAGGAAACCGCATACGCAAACCAGGTTCGTCTTGTAAATGCTCTTACAAAGATGGTTGAACTTGATCCGAATAATGCAGAACTTAAAGCACAACTGGAAGAGGCAAAAGAAGGCCTTGAAACCATTAAGGCAAATCTCCAGGACAATATTGATAAAACCTTTGAGGACATTTCTGCTCCCGGAAAGACAATGCTGCAGGAATGGGTTGAAAAGAACTTCGATCCGAACAGCGTACAGATTCTTTGGGACCAGGAAACCCTTGAGAGCATGATCCATGTCAATGGGTTCAAGGAAACGCTTGAACAAATCTTCACCACCAACGGAATGGATATGACTGAGATTGATATCAACGATCTGCTTGAAGTCGGCGGGTGGGATCTGCTTACAACGGAAATGCAGAACAGGCTTATCGAACATCTGAAAGTGCATCCGGAAGATATTGCTGATCTTAAAACTGCATTTGATGCATCTGAACTGATTTCTCTCGTTCATTGGAACACGCTGTCCTATGATATGAAGTTTGAGTTCCTCAATGCACTGATTGATGCGTTTGGTGCAGAAGAGGCACTGCAAGCAGCAGAAGAAGCAGGAATTAACGTTGATCGTCTGCTCCGTAATGGCCTTGAGGCAGGAACACCGGAAGTGCAGGAAACTGCAAGAGATATCATGGACAAGATCAATAAGGAGGTTAATGATAATCCTCCTGTAATTCCAGATGCGCAAACGCCTAACGGGTTCGGCAATGCTGCCAAAAAGGTTGTGAGCAGTGCTGTTACAGGAATTAAAAATGTTGTTACTGATGTGACAATAAAACTGCCCGAAATTCAGAAGCCTGCTACAACATACGGAAATACAGCCAAAAAGGTTGTAAGCAGTGCTGCGTCCGGTATCAAGAAGGTTGTTACGGGTTTGACAATGAAGCTTCCGGAAATTGTAAAGCCTGCTAAAACATACGGCAGTACTGCCAAAGAGGTTGTAAAAAGTGCCGCAACCGGTATCAAGAAAGTTGTTACCGGGTTGACAATGAATCTTCCGGAAATTGTAAAGCCTGCTAAAACATACGGCAATACTGCCAAAGAGGTTGTAAGCAATGCCGCGTCCGGTATCAAGAAAGTTGTTACGGGAACATCTTTAACTCTCCCGGACATCACGGTGCAGGCTGATGTTGGAACTGCCGCAAAGGTTGCAATATCCACAGCAGCAGGTATTCTGCAAGGAGTTGCAAATGCATGTGCAATTAAGATCCCCGTTGGCTTGAAGTCTGATGGGTCCACGCTGCAAGTTCATGTGACGGGCGGCGGAGGAGGACTTGGAACCGTAAGCCTGCAAGCAATGGCAAAGGGCGGATTTGTGGATACGGGTACCCTGTTCCTCGCTGGGGAGGCAGGTCCGGAGGTGGTCGGAACTATTGGCGGGCATACTGCCGTCGCCAACCAGGATCAGATCGTTTCCGGTATCGAAAAGGGTGTGCGTGATGCCAACACGGAACAGAACAACCTGCTTCGCCAGCAGAACGAACTGCTCCGCAGAATCCTGGAGAAGGAAATGAACGTAAACATTGGTGCATCGGCCAGGTTCGGACAGACGGCGAAGAAAAGCATTGATATGTACAATGCGCTGGTAGGAGGTTGATATCGATGGCATACAGCGGATATCTGATTAAGGTTGGCGGAAGCAACGGTACCATTCTCCCAATGAAATACATGAAAGTGGATGGATACAGCATTACTCCGAACCAGCGCATGGAAACAGAGGCAAAAAGATCCGTTGACGGTGTGCTTCACAGATCAACTGTGGAGCATACCGCAACGAAGATCGAGTTTAACACGCCGAATCTTACTAATACAGAAGTCAATGAAATGATGACTCTGTTCAAGAACAACTGGACAAGCGCAATAGAAAGGAAACTGAAACTTTACTACTACGACATGGAGTCTGATGCATATAAGGAAGGTGACTTCTACATGCCGGACATCCAGTTCAAGATACACCATGTGAACAATGTGGAAAACATTGTGTATTACGGGGAAACCAGGATCGCATTCATTGAGTATTGAGGTGAGAACGAATGCTTACACCGACGAGCGGAACACTTGCTGATTACAATGCTGCTGTGCTTGCAGGGAATCAGACTCATGCACGGCTTGTGTTTCCTGTGCAGAACATTACGCTGACGGACGCGGACATTTCCATCAATGGTGGCATCTCACGCACAAGTATTATGAATCCGGAAGAAGATCTGGTGTTCGGACGTGCCGTCATGGACGAACTGCAGGTAAAGCTTCTGAACGGCAGCGTATTCACAGGATTCAACTGGGCAGAGGAATTCCATCTTGACATGGGCGTGGATATGAACAATTCAACAAACTGGGTGACCGTCGGATATTTCAAAGGGAAGAAGCCGAGACGGACGATCCGGACGGACGTGATCGAATTCATTGCATACGACCGGATGCAGGCATTTGATATCCTTGCGGATGAATTCCTGGCCAGTGTGACATACCCCGTGACGCTGGAAACTCTTTACCATGACCTTTGCACATACTGTGGTGTCAGTTATGCTGCAGGAGACGAAATGGCAGATGCCATGGCACTGACATATACGGAGGATCCGTTCACGGACGGGATCACCTGCAGGACACTTCTAGCCTGGATCGCAGAGGCGAACTGCTGTACGGCAAAAATCAATGCGGCCGGTAATGTCAGACTGACATGGTTCACGGACCAGACGAGTAATTACAGCATTAACAGTAATAAATATTTTGACATTGACATTGATGAAAACACGGTCCCTGCTTTGGATTCCGTAAGGATCGCAAGTACGGAAGAAGAAGTAAGCGGATTTGTTTATCCTGTGAACGGCACAAACACTTATGAGATTATTGACAATCCGCTGCTGATGTTCCTGTCTGTGACAGACAAGGAAACCATTATAACGGATATGGTTGCAAGGTTTACTGCTCTGGGAAGTTATATCCCTGCAAGCGTTACTCCTATTGGCAACTGGATGGTGGAGACCGGAGATATCATTGCAGTAGGATATGACAGCAGTTCCACCATGAACATGCCGATCTTCAACAGGGAGTTTGAGTGGGCAGGCACCGGTGTGGATTACTACGAATGCGTAGGCAATGCGGAACGTGAAACCGTATCTCAGTCTGCAAAAGAACAGTACGCGTTGGGCGGAAAACTGTCTGATAAGTACACAATTCAGAGTGGGATTGACATCGATGAGAATGGGATTGATATTACCGGGCAAAAGTATGTTCGCATTCGTTCCGGTGGTGTTCTCGATGTTGATTCGCAGAATTTTAAATTGAACAGTAATGAACGTACAATGCAAAGCGGCAACTGGCATTTCTTTGATGGCGGTATGTATCGTCTTGACGAAGAAAGTCATGGATATAAAAGATTGTTTGAAATTGGTGATGCATCAAACGAAACGGCTGATTTTAAGTATTTTATTCGTCCTGTGTTTAATTCAAGAACTCCAACAGGCGGCACAAATTATTATTACGGCGTTCTTGATATGATTACAAAGGATGACGGAACGAGATTTACAGATGTGTGGAATCCGTGGGGATTAGTACCAAATGACGGCGGTAGTGATACATTTGGTGGTGGTGTCCCTTGCATTATGCCGATTCACCAAAGTTCTTATTATGGAAATGACCAAAGCGTTGATATCGCTCCGCTGATTGGATATCCAGATTATCAATTTGGCGGAATATGGGTACAAAGATATTGGGGAGATGGTGTAAAAAATAACCTTAATACTAATACAGAAGGTTATGTTCTTGATGCCCGCCAGGGCAAAATTCTGAATGACACGAAAACAGACAACCTTGTCCTTACTTCATCTGACGATACCTGGGAAAAGATCTGGACAAAAGTAAATGCGCTGCAAACAAACAGACCTTATGCTTTTTATAGTCATGCCACGCCAGCAAACATTCTTTCAACCGGCGTTCGTAATAATACGCTTGTTGGAATGATCTTGAGAACCGATACAGACAAGTTTGGTCTTATTTACCGTCTGGGCGCTGCCGGTAATGCTCTTGCAACGGCATACTGGACAGGAATGTCAAGTTCGCTGCGCGGAACATATTCCGAACGGAATATTACAGGCGAAATTTCCGCAGTGCAGACATTGGCAGGAATGAGATCACTTGATGTTCAATCCATAAGTGCAAACTCAAACAAAAATATCACGCTTGAAAGCAACGGCAGATATTTCATTATTTTCAACTCTGTTTCATCGTCGGGAAAATGCATTGCAATTGTATCCGTTACATCGACAGGAACAGTCAATGCAAATATCATCGGAACGGCAAGTAACCTTTCCTTTGATACAGGTACCGCAAACAAACTCAAGGTAACAAACGGTACCACTCAGACCGTCAAGGCCTACATAGAAACGCTTACAGAAGAATCGTAATATGAAAGAGGTGGTGGAAAGTGCGCGGAAACACAATTACCCTGCAGTACGCACAGGGGCGCTGGAATCAAACGGATCGGCTGTTCCAGTACGACTACGGACAAAAGCTGATCCTGGTTGGAGTAGATCTTCCTCCTGCATATGAAGTGCATTTCGCGAACTCTATGCACGGAGAAAGCAAAACGTCCATCGGTGACAGCACAGGCGTGGAGATCCCGGACGAATACCTGCAGACCGGGCAGAATGTCTATTTCTGGCTGTTCCTGCACAATGGTGCGGACGACGGCGAAACAGAACTGGCCGGCATGATCCCCGTTGCAAAGCGCTCAAAGCCTACAAATACGCCTCCTACGCCGGAACAGCAGGATGTTATCACACAGACGATTGCAGCGCTGAATTCGGCCGTAGAAGGTGTCCCCAGGGCGATTAATGAGGCGCTGGAAGCGGCGAAGGAATCCGGCGAGTTTGACGGACCACCCGGACCGCGTGGTGAGACTGGTGCGACCGGTGCAACCGGTCCGCAGGGACCTACAGGAGCAACCGGCGCTACAGGCCCACAGGGGCCTCGCGGAGAGACCGGTGCAGCAGGCCCACAGGGACCGACGGGTGCAACCGGCGCTACGGGTCCGCAAGGGCCTATCGGTGCCACAGGCGCTACGGGCGCCCAGGGGCCTACCGGTGCAACAGGATCCCAGGGTCCGGTCGGTGCCACGGGTGCTACAGGACCTGCAGGACCTACCGGTGCGACAGGAGCGCAGGGGCCTACCGGTGCGACAGGAGCGCAGGGGCCTACCGGTGCGACAGGAGCGCAGGGGCCTACCGGTGCGACAGGAGCGACAGGCCCTGCCGGCCAGGACGGTGCAGACGGTGTATCTGCTTATGTATACATCCGTTACGCGGCTGCAGAACCAACGTCTGACAGTGACATGAAGACAACGCCGGATGCGTGGCTTGGCATTCATGTGGGTACTGAGTCTTCCGCACCTACGCACTATACTGATTACACTTGGTATAAGATCAAAGGCGAGACTGGTGCTAATGGTGTAGTGCAGGATGTCAAGATCAACGGCACAAGCATTCTTGACCAGAATGGAAATGCCATCATTCCTCTTTCCAATGGTAGCAATGTGGGTCTTGTCTATGCTTCCGGTGGTGGACTTGTTGTTGACAGTTCAACAGGAAGAATAACAGTTCAAAGAGGAACTGATGAAGAGGTCCAGCTTGGAGTAAATACACAAAAACCAATAGTCGCAGTAAGCCAGCACAGGGCAGTTTTCTATGGACTTGCCAAGGTTGCAGGTGCTGATATGGCACAGTCTCAGAATGCCTTGGGTGTCTACACAGATGAGGCCAAAAGCAAGATTTCCGATATGCTGAATGCTCCTGTGGAGGTATCCGGTACAACGCCTACAATCACAGGAAAAGCAGGATTGCGGTATATCTGCGGTGAGGTTGATACCCTTACGATTACTGCTCCTGCAAGCGGTTGCATCGATGTGGTTTTTGAATCCGGTGCAACTCCTACGGTTCTGACGGTGACTTCCGCAAAGACGGGGGTCACAGCAATCAAGTGGGCGAACGGATTTGATGCTACAAGCCTTGAAGCGAACACAACGTATGAACTGAATATTCTTGATGGCGAATACGGGGTGGTGGGATCATGGACTTGATGAAATTACGCAGGAGATTGCTTATGCAGGAAACTGCTTCTCCACAACCTACAAATCTGATTGATGTAAGCACTCTTGAAGCAGGAAAGGTGTGGTGGAAAGGAAGAGCTATTTCAGGCTATAGCACTTACTGTGCCACTCCAATGATTCCTGTCATTCCCGGAGAAACATATTGGTTGTATAGGTATGGTGCTTCCCAGAATTATTGCTGTTATTTTGATGAAAATAAAACATACGTCACGCAGGAAATATGGTCAAGTGCTCATGTAAGTCCAAGTGGGGAAACTAAACAAATCCCCAGCGGTGTTTATTATATCGGAATATCAATTGAATTAGCGCGCAAAGACGAAGCAATCTTCATGCATGTATAAAAGAAAGGGAGGAAAAGAACATGGCAAACAGAGAGATTTACAAAGTATTCGCTACCCAGATCGTAGTCAGCGAGAACAATCCGCAAGGTGTCCTTTCCGATGTGCAAGGATACCCGAAATCATTCGACTCTCGTTCCTACAAGGCAACCGAAGAAAACCCCAACGGGGAGCAGGAGATTGCCCTTCTCGCTGCACAGGCAGAATTCAAAGCAGAAGCACTCACGCTGACGATGGCAGATGCTCAGAACCGTGTCGGTTGGGTGGTGTCTATCATCCGCACTTCTGACGGCAAGCAGATCGACAGCAAATCGTGGGGTGGATACCCGGACATGACTCCACTGACACCGGAACCGGAACCGGAACAGAATGAGGTGGTATAATGATTCACTGGGGATGGGTGATCTTTATAGGATTTATCTGCTTTGTCGCAGGGATGTTCGTCTCAGCGCTGGTCAATGTTTCCAGGGAAGATGCATGTGATGAAGTCGATGAATCGGAAGACGAATAATTAAATCCATGCTGACCGCACCGAAATGCTCGGTGCGGTCTTTTTTTTGCTTTTAAATCCACTTAAATTCCACTTAAATTACACTTTGTTTCACTTTAAGAAACAGTTTCCTTATGAGAAACTACAGACAGGAGGTGGACGAGATATGGATCTTGGCTATCCGAAAGAATGTAAAAACGCGATTCACAGACTTACGTCTGAAACAGGGATGAACGCCGGAGATGCATATGCAATGCTGCTGATGACTGCTGCGCTGATGGATCTGCGGCCGGAAGACGATAGGACCGTAGACATGGTCCTGGAGGACTGCGGAATATTTCCGCATCAAAGCGCGTAAATGTGGATTTATGCAAACCCGAATCCATGCAGACAGGAGGAACCGGACTGCGTTGTACGGGCAATATCCATTGCGACAGATCGTCCATGGCGTGACGTGCATATAGATCTGTGTGCATTGAGCAGAAAACATTGCACTATGCCAAGTGTGAACTGGCTGTGGGAACTGTATCTCAAACTGCACGGATTTGAGAAATTTCTGCTGCCGGAATCCTGCCCGGAATGTATCGACGTCCGGTCCTTCTGCAGGAGATACAGAAAAGGAACCTACGTTATCGGAACAGGATCCCATGCGGTCTGTATCCGGGACGGAAATTACCTGGACGCATGGGACAGCGGAGATGAAGTGCCGACATATTTTTTTAGAAGGGTGGAATAACAAATGCCAAACTACCTGCCGACAACCTACCAGCCAAATTTCTACAGCGGAATCGGACAGCAGATGTATCCGCAGCTGCAGACCCCGCAGGTACAGCCGGCCGCACAACCACAGCAGACGGGCGGACTGATCTGGGTGGACGGGGAAGTTGGTGCGAAAGCGTACCAAATGCCGGCCGGACTTCCGGCGAACCAGCCGATTGCCCTGTGGGACACGAATGACACGGTCATCTATCTCAAGTCCGTAAACCCAATGGGTATGCCGAATCCCCTACAGAAGGCCCATTACACGCTGGAAGAACACCGCGGTACCGGACCGGCAACAAGCGGAGCATCTGAAGCGGAAAAGCCGGACATGGCACAGTACGTCCGGAAGGATGACATGGAACGGATGAAACAGGAACTGATGGATGCGATCAATTCGGTGAATGCCAGCGGATCCTCCCGGAGGACCGCTGCGAAGGAGGCGTAAAAATGAATCCTCTTTTCAAGGCGTTGACGGGCGGTTTTACAGGCCAACAGGCCGGCATGGCCCAACAGACACAGACGATCCCAGGCGGCCCGTTTGGTGCCGTACAGAATGTCCTGCAACGTGCCAGACAGCTTGCCAGCGGATTACAAAATCCGCAGCAGATGATCCAGCAGTTTATGCCGGATGTACCTGCGGAGATCCGGAACGATCCGGAACAGATCATTCAGTGGATGCAACAGACCGGGCGGGTAAATCCGCAGATGATTCAGATGGCAAGGCAAATGGCCGGCAAATAAACTTGGAAAAAACCGATCATTTTTTCCGAGAAAATGCAAAATCCTGCATTATAAATGGAAAATTTGCAGAGTTTTCTGCAAAAACGGACATTATATTGCTCAATTTGATTCTTTTCGTCGAGATGCGCATAGACGAATGGAAAATAAACGAAAGGAATCAAAGACAATGACTGACACAAATGGCAACCTCATTATGCCCGTAACCCCTATGGGCGGGTACAACAATGGCGGCGGATTCGGATTCGGTGCTGACGGTGGTGCATGGTGGATCATTCTTCTGCTGCTGTGTCTCGGCGGTGGCTGGGGCAATGGCTTCGGCGGATTCGGCGGCGGCAATGCCATCCCGTGGATGAACACCAACAACGATGTGCAGCGCGGTTTCGACCAGTCTGCTCTGATGACCGGCATTACCGGCGTGAGCAACGCTGTGACGTCCGGTTTCGGTGACCTGCAGACCCAGCTGTGCGGCGGATTTGGCGGCGTAACTGCTGCGATCAGCAACGGTTTTGCCCAGAGCGAGATCGCTGCGAACAGCAGGCAGATGGCCAGTATGCAGCAGAACTTCGACCTGTCTTCTGCCCTGCAGTCCTGCTGCTGTGAAAACCGTCTTGCCACGGCGAACCAGACCGCGACGATCCTGGCCGAGCATTGTGCCGACCGGCAGGTGCTGAGTGACGGCGTCCGGACGATTGTTGAGAATCAGAACGCCGGTGTCCAGCGAGTGCTTGACGTCATTTGCCAGGACAAGATCGACGCGAAGAACGAGCAGATCCTGGCACTGCAGAACCAGCTGAACATGGCCAACCTGGCCGCGTCTCAGTATCAGCAGACCCAGCAGCTTCTGGCGGCCATCTCTCCTACGGCAGCGGTCGCAAAGACCGCTTGACGGGGGTGTGACAGATGAAACACTACGAAAATCTGGAAGAAGCAATGTGCAAGGAACTGGAAAAGCTGGACCGGAAGTACGGAACCGGGGAAGTGGACGAAATGTCCGTGCAGGACGCGGAAAAAGCTGACCTGCTGTACCATGCTCTGAAGAGCGCCGCAACGTACCATGCCATGCGGGACTCCTACGAAGGCGGCCGTTCGTACCGTGACGGTATGGATGGATCCTATGCCCGCGGTCGGGATCGCATGGGCCGGTACACCAGCCGGGATATGGACGGATACTCCGGACACTATCCGGAATGGATGCCTCCGATGTATCCCAGGTACTAAGAAAAAGACCCGCTCACAACCGAGCGGGTCGATTTTTTCTGTATATTTCCAGGAGGATGTCCAGTTTGTCTTCCTCCGGCAAGACGTCGCCGGTCAATGCCCAGTACGTCGCGGATTCTTCAAAGTTGTCCTTCTTCTCTCCAACAAGGGAATAAACAGCATCCGCAATGTCCCCAAAGATGTCGAAGAACGGATTGTCAGAATACCCAAGTGGTTTCAGAACCGCATCAATCTTCCGTGCTTTCTCTGATGCACGGATCATTTTTTTCAATACTTCGTCCATAGAGTTGCTCCTTTCATTCAACAAGTTTCCTATTATGAAACGATTATAGCCTTTTTGTGTTGCATAAGAAGAAACAAAGTATTAAATAATTGTTAAGTTGTTTCCTTCCATGCAATCTTATGATAGAATGCAGCCATGGAGGTGGTTGCCATGACAGTAGGAGAACGGATCAAAAGCCTTCGGAAAGAAAAGAAGATGACATTGGAGGAGGTCGCGAACAAAATCGGTGTAGGCCGGGCGACTGTCCTTAAATATGAAAGCGGAGCAATCTCTACGATCCCGACGGAGAGGATCCACCAGCTTGCAAATCTTTTCAAGGTGACCAGGCCGTATCTCATGGGATGGACGGATGAGCGGGGAGTGAATCCGTCTGAGAATCTGGACAAAGTGGCGAAGAAACTCCTGGAATCCAATGAACAGGCATTGGATCCTGGCGGATACTGGACGATCAATACGCTGGCTACCATCGACTGCACCACGGCGGCGACACAGGCCGCCCGTGCATTGATCAAGTTTGATATTTCTCGGGCGCCGATATATCCGCACAAAGTTCTGCAGCAGTCTCTTCTGGCAACGATGGTCTCGTTCTCTGATCCGGAAGAATTGGATTCCATCATTCTGAACACGAAACTGAAAGCATTCCGGCAGGCGAACGATATGGTTATGTCCACGGTCTACACGACAGAGGAAGGCCAGGAACACTACATTTTCGCTGTGAACCGGGACGCGCCGCAGGGAAAGAATAGGCTGGCCCTGGCTGTTGAACTCGGACATATCTATCTGGGACATACAAAGCAGATCAGCAGCAGTTCACAGATGCATGATGCGGAATGCTTCGCACTGCATTTTGAATTCCCCAGGGCGCTGATTCAGTTGCTGAAGGAACGCGGTTTCATCTTCACAAAGGAATCATTCCAGCGGATCTTCGGCGACTGCGAATGGTGCCTTGAAACACTGATGAACGCGGCTCCGGTCCACGTATCGCCGGAACTTAACCAGATGGTGAAAGAACTGTTCATTCCGCATGTGAATCTTCTTGAGGAAACGGGGATCCTGTCCATGCCTGCAAACGGGGAGGAACTCGATCTGAGCCGGTACATGGAAGGATACGAGGAATAGTAGCTGAAAGTATTGCAAACACACAATGTGTTGTGTATAATTCAAAGTGATATAATATGTTGAGGCACCGAATGGTGAGAGCAATCTTACATTCGGTGCTTTTTCTTGTGAAAGGAGGTAGATAGATGTACTGTGCGGCAGAAGTAGACGAGATGTTTGATCAATGGAAGCGGCAGGGAATGAGTAAAGAGCAACTCATTGTGAAAACCGGTCTCGCTGAAATCGGCTGGCCTTATGTTTGGGGCGCGGCCGGCGTGTCATGTACTCCTGGTAATCGACAGGCATATATTAACAGAGATACATGCCCGGCCGAGGAAAAGGAACAAATCAAAAAGACATGCCAGGCACTCAGCAACAGTTCCAAATCATGCGGCGGATGCACATTCTATCCTGGAAACCGCAGAACGTTGTTCGACGATTGCCAGGGATTCGTGAAGCAGCTTCACAAACGCGTTGGTATTATCCTGCTTGGCGGCGGATGCACTACCATGTGGGGGAACAACTCCAATTGGGCCGAAAAAGGTACCATTGATAAAATGCCACGCGACACGGTTTGCTGTGTGTTCCAATGGAGTGACAAAAATCAGAACATGGGACATATGGGAGAACACATCGGCGGAGGAGATATCGTTGAGTGTTCCGGTACTGTAAAGAGAAGTTCAATTGCCAACAAGCATTGGACGCATTATGCGATCCCAAAGGGACTTGGAGGTAACACACCTATGCCCACACATCCTACCATCCGGAAAGGTGATTCCGGCGAAGACGTCCGCTATTGTCAGCAACTGCTGATGAAGCTTGGGTACGATCTGTCACCCTACAATGATGACGGCAAGTTCGGTACACGCACTTACAATGCTGTAAAGGATTTCCAGCGGACGCATACCACATCCGACGGGCAGAAACTTGCCGTTGACGGCGTGGTAGGTCCGCAGACCTGGCAGGCGCTGATCGATGCGGCCGGCGGAGAACCAACACCTTCGAGGGAACTGTACACCGTAACCATTCCGCATCTTACGCTTCAGCAGGCGAATGCACTGATCGCAGAGTATCCTGCGGCAGACAAAAAGAAAGAGTAAAGGGGGTTGAAGACAATGTCTGAACAGCAGTTGCCGAAAATTGAAGGCATCTCGCCCGACATGATCTGGACATTCCTGGTCGTTCTTGTCGGATTGATGGCGCTGGTGGTTCTCGGCGACAAAGTCATGGATGTGTTCCGTAACGCAATGAAGCGACGGAGAGAGCGCCGCGAGGTAAACGGCCAGGACATCACCGACCGCATTGCGGATAAGGTGATCGCGAAACTGACTCCGACCCTGGACGAGAAATTTGAAGAAATCAACCAACGGCTTGACAACGACAGAACTGACATTGACTCACATGAGCGCCGGCTGAATGCCCAGGATGACAGAGTAGATCGGCTGGACGATGACACAAGGGCATTACTCCACGGAATGTCTGCTCTGTTGTCACATGAGGTTAATGGCAGCAACACTGAGAAACTCAAAAGAACGCAGGCTGCTATCAGTAATTACCTTATCGATCACATTTACAAGGAGGATGACTGGAAATGAAAAAGGTTTTCGTACTGCTTCTGTTTATGACCTTCCTGGTCCTGCTGCCCATTGTGGCGTTGGCTGAAGGGGGGAATCTCCCTGTGGATCCCTTCTCGTGGGCGCAGCTTGCCACCGTAGCGGGTGCTACCACGGCAACGCTGCTGATTGTTCAGCTGCTTAAACTCCCGCTTGACAAGATCTGGCATATCCCGACCAGGATTGTCGCTTACGTTATTGCACTGATTATTATGCTCCTGGCTACTGCATTTACAACCGGACTGACATGGAGCGACGTTGCACTTACAGCGGTAAATGCCGTCATTGTGGCCCTGGCCGCCTATGGTGCATATGAGATCACATTTAAGGCGGCCGATGACAAGAAAAAGGCCGAAGCGGTTGAAGAATAACCTCTTTTGTGATATCCTTACCACAGAACGTTGTGGGAGGAATATCACATGAACGGCCAGGAAATGACTTATACAGCGGCCCAGCACGAACGTGAAATGACGAGGATTGAGATCCAAAGTGCAAAGCGACTCTACGCGCTTGTGTTCGTGCTGTGCCTGCTGTTCATCAGCAACGCTATGTGGGTCCTTTATGAATTCGTTCTGAAGTGATCCGGCGGGAAAGGAACAGTCGGACAGGATCCGGCATGGACTGCTATGGAAGATCTGAACCGGGACCTGTGCGAACATGCCATTGACCAGTGGATTCTCGGACGGAATGCTGAACGTGACAGAATCATTCTAAAGATTTATCTGTACGACGGCATTACGTTTGAGAAGATGCAGAAAAGGCTGGACAGGATGGCAGAAGATCTGAACGATCCGAAGTATGCATTGAGCATAGACCAGCTGAAGAAGATCGTTCGGAAACGGAAGTTTCAGTTGTTCAAACATATTTGAACGAAATCTATAGTTTTCGTATCAGTACAGATATACGAAATCTGTATGCCGGAACGATGCCTGCATCGTTACCGGTTCCCTATGGGGGTGAAATGGTTTCGACAGGCTATGAATGGTACTGAGATCACGGGTATGATACCGCCTTATGGGTCAAACAAAAGAACTGACGAAGAAGAAATCTACTGCGAACTGAAGGCTGCTTAATGCAGCTTCGCTCTTAAACGGAAGGCCTACCATTCGGTAACTTCCTGCGGATCAGAGAATGAATGGTGATTGGCAAAAGCCAGCTGAACTCCTGGTCACAGTTCAAAGACCAGGTGGTGGACATGAGAGGATTTTCCCTTTCCTCAGCGCGTCATCGCATCTGACTATCGTGTAAGAAATCTCAGTATTTGTTGTAGTTTGGACACGGGTTCGACCCCCGTCACCTCCACTTCAGCACCGGATATCCGGTGCTTTTATAGTATGTACTGTTTACAAAAAACTGTTTACGAAATCGATTTCTACTGCTTACGTACTGTTTACAAGAAACGCTGGAAGCATTGAATTTACTACATTTCAAGTAACCCTGCTAAGGGAGTAGGACTGTTAAAGGTCGCCCGGGTTCAAATCCCGGCTTCTCCGCTCAGAACCCTTGAAGAATCAACGCTTCAAGGGTTTTCTTATGCCGTAATAGTTTTACTACGAATCGAAATAAATAGCGAAAAATTGGAATCTACTGTTTACATTACTGCTTACAAGGTTTGAAATTCTACTGCTGACAATGGGTAAACCTATTCCGGTTTCTTCATCGTGTTTACACCGGCCAGCGCATCGTCCGTGGACGGATGAGCATAGTGGTCCAGCATTTTCATCGTCGACCACCGCATAATTTTTTTGATTGTTTGCGGTGCAACGTTCTGATCGACAGCTAAAGCGGTTGCTGTCGTGTGCCTGCAGGAATATGGTGTAAGTCTGCGGCATCCTGTTTCTTCCAGAACAGCATAGTAGTTTTCATACCATGCTTTTTCATTTCGTTTCCAAACGTATCCGGAAGGTTGCGCATGGTCAATCAGATCCTGGACAACGGGAAGAATACAGTCAGCAAGGACCAAAGGTGTCTTTTTCCGAACTTTTGTTTTCAGACCGGACCGGATAATAATTTTCTTTTCCAAATCAATGTTTTCAACTTTAAGATTCTGCGCTTCCCCAGGCATCATGCCTGTATAAATCATCAGCAAGTGTGCGGCTGCCCGGAGATCTCCATCATCATATGCTTTCCAGATCTTTTTCTGTTCTTTCTGGTCAAACGGTACCGGCTCGTTCTCAATATGCTCCGGCAGAATAATATAGGATGGCAGTTCCCTGGATGCAAATCGGTCCGCCGCTGCCAACTCAAAAAGGTTTGATAAAAGAGATTTGCAGTCTTTTGCAGTATCAAAGGAATGGCAGGCATCAGAAACAACAGTCCGCAGCAGGTCGACTGTAATGGAATCTACGCGGACATCGTGGATCGGTTTCAGTTTTTTCCATGCAGTGCGGTATGCACTTTGTTTTCCTTTGGATATCTTCAACATATCTCCTTCGGAATATGATTTCCAATAAGAAGATAGACGCGGTGCTTCCGTAGGCCGTTCATGTCCGCCGGCCAGCAGGATTGGGCAATATGCAAGCGCGTCACGTTTCGTCTGAAATCCGCCTTTGGTCTTCCGAATCGGTTTCTTCGGTTTCGTTGGATCCGCAGGCAGCGCCCAGTCCATAGTGACACATGCGGTCCATGTCTGACCGCGACGGTATGCAGTTCCCTGGCCGTTTCCACGGGTCTTTGGTTTCATACGCCTTCACCAGAATCATGTGCAAGCGCATTTGCTACACCCATAATAACCTTCAGATTCTTATCGGACATATAACGAAGCCTGTCAAACAGTAACTTGAGATATGGATTCTGCTGAAATGCTTCCGCTATTGAAGTGACATACGCATCATCCAAATTGTCGCTGGACGGGAGCAATGCTGAAAGCGGCACATTAAAATATTTTGCAATCCGTTCAATCGTTTTGAAGTCTGGTTCACGTTTGCCGTTTTCCCAGCTGGTAATCGCAGACTGTGACGTGCGAAGATCTTCAGCAAGCTGCATTTGTGTAAGCTGGCGCTGTAATCGAAGGTTGCGAAGATTATCTGAAAACTTCATATGTATCCACTCCTTCCATTGCACTTTGTGCAATAATATTAACACAGTATGTGTTAAAAAGTCAACACACTTTTGTAACAAAAAGTTTAAACCTTAGACGGTTTACAAGGACGCCTATGTGTGTTAAAGTATTTACACGAAAGGAGGCGTACAATGAGCAAAACGAAAGATCCGAAGGACACAGCAAAGATTCTTCGGGAACTGCGCGGCATCCGAACGCGGACCGGCGTTGCAAAGGAAATCGGAATTTCGTATTCGATGCTTTGCAAGATCGAGTCCGGATGCCGGATTCCAAGCGAGGAACTAAAGCAGCGGATCGCAGGATACTACGGAGTTTCCGTAGGGGAAATTTTTTAATCCAGTTAATACTCCGAAACGTAATAACAAGAAATAAGGAGAGAGTTATGGAAATCACAAGAGACGCATTATTGCGGGTAGTCAAGGCGGCGAGGGTATCCATGAAAGTCGCTGAAACGCTGAATCAACTGTCCCTGGAAAAAAAGTCCTGGACCTGGGCCGATGAAATTGTTGGTGGTCTTGCGGATGCATTATTCATGATGGCCGGCGAAACACTGACACCGAAGCAGGATTTCTTTGATGATTCTCAGACGATCCGCTTGCTGAAAAGCGACATGAGCGACGGGGCAGTCACTGACTGGTTCTGCATGATGGAACGGCTGAACAAGAGAACTGCAAGAACAGAAGAAATCGAGCAGCCGAAACCTCACATCTTCAGCGCGGAAGAAGTTGAACGCATGAGCAAGCAGCCTGGTTCTTATCCTGGTGGTGGAACGTGATGAAGATTGAGGACGTCGAGCGCATGGATTGCAACGTATTGACAGTGCAGTTTGTCGCAAAGTTTCTTGGCAAGGACGCCCAGGTAATTCGGGACCAGGCAGAACGCGATCCGAGGCTGCTCGGATTCCCGATCTGCAAGGCCGGTCACAGTTACTGCATCCCGCGCATCGGATTCATTAACTGGTTCAAAGGCATGACCCCAATTCTGGTTTTGAAAGGAGGTGAAATTGGATGAAGAAGGGCAAGAAGAATCGTCCCGCGCAGAACGTGACGCATTTCCACCCGCGGAGGCTGGCCCGTGGAATTATCCACAGCAGGCTGGAACGTGCCGGTGCGACCGGCGTGAACAAGGTTGCTCCCGGCGTCAAGCAGAGTAAGTTTGCACGGTACTGGCGCGACGAGGCCGAAATGGTTTTCGGAAAGTAAAAGGACCACTGACGGCAATCAGTGATCCGGTAGCAGATGATATGGTTCGTCATCATTATAGCTTGACCAAATCAAAAATACAAGGCCGCTTATGCGGAGAAAGTGAGAATTATCATGGCAACGAAAGCAGCAGAGATCATCAAGATTGAACCCATTCAGAAGAAATTGACCAAGATCCGGATCGTCGGGGACTCCCCGCTGATCTGCCATAACTGGGACGTGAAGGCACAGCGGGCGATCCTGGAAAAGGAAATGGGAATCAGCAAGGTTACGAAACTGAAGAAGAATCCCTATGAGGATTTCGCTTCCAGCCTTTACTGGCTCAACAAGATGCCGGAAGAATTTACGAAGGAATCACTTGACGCAGCACTTTCAAATGACCCTCGGTTTGGATTCCCGCTGACCGGTCTGAAACAGTCCGCTATCAGCGCAGCATACCGGCTCGGATGGAGCAAAGACAAGGCAAGCCTTCGTGGAGCATTCTTCATTGAACCGACGGTAGATGGCTATTATTCCGGTGATATGGAAATCTCCGACGACCAGAAAGAAATCCACATCATTCCGAACGTTTTCCATCCGGAACCGATGATTGAGATTCAGTATGAACGTTTGACAATGCGTCGGGACATGGTCCGTGTCGGTATGGGTGCTGCTGATATCCGGTACCGCGGGCAGTTGGAAAACTGGTATGCCGATTTCACGATTTCCTACAACGAAAACGGCATCCACAACCTGGACAAGATCATTTCCATGCTGAATGCCGGTGGATATGTCTGCGGTCTTGGCGAATGGCGTCCGGAAAAAGACGGTCAGTACGGCATGTTCCACGTAGAAAACGCCTAATCGTGGCAGGCAAGGCGAGTCACGTCAAGTTTCGGTATTGTACGGCTCGTTGAGTTAGGGTCCGGCAGGCAAGGTGTGTTATGGAGTGCTATGGCCCGGATTGGTACGGAATGGCAGGCAAGGTTTGGTTTGTCTTGGTATGGCGTGGCAAGGAAAATCACGGCAGGCGAGGTTGTGTACGTTGAGTTCCGGCACGGCGTGGCATGGCAGGCTAGGTTTGTTGGGGTGTTGTCCGGTCCGGCCCGGCAGGGTGGGGCAACGTGTGGTATGGCAGGCAAGGTGTGATTAGGTTATGTTTGGTTTTGTTCGTTGAGGTGCGTCAAGGTATGGCAGGCGAGTTATGGTTAGGTTGTGCGCGGTTCTGTGCGGTTCGGAAAGGCATGGCTTGGTAAGGCAGGCGTGGTTTGGTGTGACGGGGTCAGTTATGGAGCGGTACGGAACAGTACGGCAGGTATCAAATAAATGAAAAGGAGTGATATCACTTGGGGATCTCTTGGGTAAAAGGCAGCTGCTTTAAGGCGAAACCGGAAGTGGCAAAACAGGTAATGGACCAGCTTGCAGCGGAAGGTCGACTTTCTCCATCCGAACTGGTGGAGGTCAGCCGGCCAAAGAATGCACCGCTGCATGAGGATTTTTTCGATCTGAATGATAAGGAAGCCGCTCAGAAGTATCGTGAAGGCCGTGCGGCCAACATGATCCGCAGCATTATCGTCACACCGGATGCGGAAGAAGAAACAAAACCGGTCCGTGCCTATTTCAACATCGAACGCGGTACGCATGAGTATCTTCCAACTGAAATCATTTTCAGTGACGATGCAAAGAAGTCCAGGCTGCTGGAAATCGCAAAACGTGAACTTGTTTCCTTCAAGGCTAAGTATGAAACACTTACGGAACTGGCCGGTGTAATGAATGCTATCGACGAACTGATGCGAGAGGATGAAAGCGCATGAAAAATAAAGTCATCATTGTGTGTATCGAACTGGTTTTGATCCTTGCGATTATGATCTTTTGCTTCATTTTCCTGCATGACGCAGGCATTGCCGAAGGATATACAACCGACGTTTGGATCATGTGTACTTCCGACAGCTTTGTGTGTGTGCGGGAGGCGCCGCGGAAGACATCCTTCGCCTTCGGAGGCGCTACCTGCTGTACAAGGCTGCACACAGATGGACGAATTAAGAATAAGTACATCCATGTTGTTGACGTCCCTGCAGAAGAATCGGAAGGCTGGATTAGTACGCAGTACGTTGTCTATTCTGAACCGGTCCGGATTGACCAGCAGGCGACGGTCGTAAGCAACGGCAGGCTGGCGGCCAGGAAAGGAATCGGAGGCAAGGTTCAATACTGGATGAAACCGATGGACACAATAACAGTGTTCTGGTGGACGCCGGAGTGGTGCCTCACAAATAAAGGATATGTGCAGACTGAATTTTTAGAACTGGATGGTGAAGATTGAATGCATGTTATAAGAAAACTGCTGGATCCTTCCAGGCCGGACGCGGTACGTCTCCGCAGGAATGAGAAGATGGACATGCTCCATCTGATGTATGCGGTAACGATCCTGGAGGATCTGCAGAAGGAAATTCCGGAACGTCTGGCAATGGTTGAAGACGGTGCCGAGAGGATGAAGCTTGTCGCTGCAGAAGCGGATGCGCTGCTGAATGAGATCCGGGTTACGATTCCGGAGAACCAGCGGAAGGGGATTCAGAACACTGCGGACGATTATGTGATGCGTCTGACCCCCAAAAGCAGTCCAAGCGAGTCCAGCGTAATTATGTCGAAGGAGGAATTCAAAGAACTGGTTGATGCCTCCAGGGCAAAATGTACTGAATGTATGTATGACGATGAAGAATGTGAGCAATGCGGATTGTACCAGCTGCTTACAAGCATCCTTCCAATGGATGACTATCACATTCTGCATCTGTGTCCATACAACCTGGGCAGGTGGAAGAGTTGAAAGAAGAAGAACTCAGATACCCTAAATGCCCATGTGTTCCGACCTGCCCTTGGCGTGATGCGACATGTCATGGTTCCTGCTGGATCTACGGTCTGTGGAAGGACAAAATGGAAGTGTTCAACAAGCAGAAAAGGCTGCAGGCGGAACGCTTCGACATCAGTGATTCAAAAAGGAAATACCTGGCACAGGAGGCAGTGAAAAGAAAGAGAAGAAAACCATAGCATCGGGGACATGGGTGCTGTGTTACATGGCACGGTCTATAAGGCCAGATCTGGACACTCCGTCAGATTGTTTCCTCAATAAGGCCCGCCGCTTGTTTGTGCGTTTCGTTCCAGCGGGCAGAATGGAAAGGAAACTATGCCAGCCGGTCGGGGGATCGCCGGCTATAAAAAATCCCCTAAATATTACGAAACGTATTAATGAAAGTACAAAATGAAAGGATGAAGCAGATGCCAACAAAATCAGATTTGCTTCAACGACAGGCGCTTCCATTGGAAGCAAAGGTTCTGATGACACAGAATAGAATCCGCGAATGGTACAACTACTGGAATGGAGATGTGTGTGTATCTTTTAGTGGTGGTAAAGACTCTACGGTACTTGCTCATATTGTTCATGACATGTATCCAGACGTGCCATTAGTCTTTAGCAATACTGGGTTGGAATATCCAGAGATCCAGTCCTTTGCTAGAAAAATGGGAGCGGATTTTATTCGGCCGAAGTTGATGTTTTCGGAAGTAATAAGCAAATACGGATATCCGATCATCAGCAAAGAGAATGCAGAAACTATCCATGGAGCAAGGATTATAAAAAACGGAGCAAGAGGCCAGCGGAAAGGTGCTGGGGTTCCAACGAAAAATCCAAATGGAGAATGGCTTAACTGGAGAAGAAAAGCTTTGCATGGGATTCCTCCTTTTGACAAAGGCTACTATGAAAAAAGAAAATGGTTGCCGCTTGCCCGTGACACACAGTTTATGATTTCTCATTATTGCTGCAACATAATGAAGAAAGAACCATTAAGCGCATATGAGAAAAAACATGGTGTTTATCCGATTATAGGCACCTTAACAGAAGAAAGCAAACTGCGTGAACGGACCTGGATTCGTCAAGGATGCAATGCATTTGAAGGCAAACACAAATCAAGTACGCCAATGTCATTCTGGAGAGAACAGGACGTTCTGGAATACATCGTCACTCGCGGAATTGAAATCTGTTCCGTCTATGGTGATATCGTTGAAGTCAAAACCGACAACGATGGTTATGAATATGATTCTCTTATTCCTGGCAGTGGAAAACTGAAATGCAGCAAATGTGAGCGGACCGGATGCATCTTCTGCGGATTTGGCGTTCATAACGAAAAGGGTGAAACAAGATTCCAACAACTGGCCAAGACTCACCCGCGGCAATATGAATACTGCATGGGTGGCGGACAATGGGTACCGAATCCAGCATATGATCCTACTGCACCAAAGATGGACGAATTCTGGGAGAACTGGAACCCGAAGGAAATATGGGTTCCATCCAAAGAAGGACTCGGAATGAAAAAAGTCTTTGATGATTGCAATCAGATCTATGGTCCGAACTTTATCAGATATGAATAAGGAGGAATACAGATTGAATAAGTTGTTATTTAACGCAACTAGCGCAGAAGACTGCATTCTGAAAGACGGGAATGGAAACGAAATTCACATGGATGTAATAAGTTCCGAACCTCATATGAGTGGTTTCGGCCCATTTGAACGATGCACGGCCATTCGTCTTGAATGCAGAGTCAAAGATCCTCTTGTTTCCAGTAAATCCGGTAAGAATAGGATACCTAAATTTCTGCGGCACACCAGGGTCATCTACAACTACCCGGCGACGATTGTCTACTGGGAAGACGGAACAAGGACGGTTGTAAAGTGCGATGAGCGGGATCGTTACGATCCGCAGTATGGTGTCGCACTGTGCTTCATAAAAAAGGCGCTTGGAAATAACAGTCGTGCGCTGAACGACGTACTGAAGGAGTTGATGTCGGATTGATATGGTATTTCCTGGCCGGTGTGATTGCCGGAATCGTTGGGACCGTAAAATATTCACGCTGGTGGGTGTGGAAGCACATAACAATAGTTGAGACAAAACAGAAAGACATGGAGGAGAAGACAGATGAATGAACTGGATTACAACCAGGCGGAAGGGATCCGCCGCAGCGACCTGTGGAAGATGGAGGATTCGCCGGAGAAATTCCGGTATAATCTCCAGTTCCCGGTAGAACAGACGGCAGCCATGGCATTCGGCAGCGCTTGCCACAAATATGTCCTGGAAGGCAAAGCCGAATTCGATAAGGAGTATGCCGTTGCTCCGGTCGTTGACAAGCGTACCAAGGCCGGCAAGGAAGTCTGGGACGCGTTTGTTTCGACGAATCCGGACAAGACCGTCGTCAGTGCGGATGACTACAGCAAGATTGTCGATATGTTCATCGCGCTTGAACAGTGCGATCTTGCGCATTCTATTCTGAATGCAAAGGGCAAGACGGAAGCCGCGTTCTTCTGGACCGACAAGGTGACCGGCGAGAAGTGCAAGATCAAATGCGACAAGGTCGTGACGATCAAGCGGAAGAAGTACGTTATCGATTACAAGACCGCAAAGTCTGCGGAAACGAACCGCTTCAACAGCGAGATCTTCAAGCTGGGTTACTACATGCAGGCCGGTATGTACGCGGAAGGCGTCATGAAGGCAAAGCGGCTGAAGCGGTTGCCAGGGTTCATCTTCGTTGCACAGGAAAAGGATCCTCCGTACGCAGTGAACGTGATTGAGGTTTCTCCGGACGTCATGGCGGCCGGTGTCAATAAGTTCCACGATCTGCTGCAGCGGTACCACGAATGCAAGGCCGTTGACATGTGGCCCGGGTACGTCGGAGAAATCCCGAACGTCACCAGCATTCCCGGCTGGATCGCCATGCAGGAGGAAGAATGAACATGAGTGATCCGTGTAAGTTCTGCAACGGAGAATTAATCCCAGCTGAGGAATCCATTGGAGGAGGAATTA